ATTTTGTCTCTACCTATATTGGCTCTGTAAGAACTATCAATTTCAAAAATTTTACTTCCATTCGATGTCAACGATACTTTCTTTACTACATCTTCGTCAATGTCATAAAAATAAACAAGTGTTCCTACAGTAAATTCTGCATCATTAATATCTACATCTGTTGTTTTATTTCTAATTAAAATGCTACTGTTAGTATTATCAATATATTTGTAAATCTCTGCACCGTATTCATCTATCGTGCGGCGGAAAAATAGATATTTTAAATTTTGATCTCCACCGGCAACTAACTCAAATGCTTCCGGGTTATCAATAATACCATCATCGTCTGCATCGAAGAATCCTAGCTTGACTGAACTTGTACTTTGATATCCGTCGGTGTATCGAACACCATCGCTAATTTCAAATTTAACATCGTTCTTAAGAGGACTTAATAAAGTATAGTCTGCGTTAATGCCTAAGATATTAACTTGATCTTTAACAACTGATCCTGTCTTTGAATCATATATTTTTTCTTGATTATCAAAATAGAATCTATTTTGTTGTTCACTTTCAAAAACGTAATCCAATTCTCTAACTGTAACATTGTATTGTACACCAGTATAAACAAACGACAACAACCAAGAATTATCTGCATTAGTGCCGGATACATCTCCACTAGTTGCAGGATTGAAATATGGACTGCTTATGTTTAAATTAGATGAAGTAATAATTTTCCATGATCGAGTTTCGATATTATATCGTAGCCCAAAGGTAGTTAAATTAAACATTAGATTAACAATTTCAGATTCTAATGCAGAATCAAAGTCTGTTAAAAATTTTGGAACTATTCTTTTTGCAATTGCACCAGTGGGAATTTCTTCATCAAATGTTATAGGACCAAGTCCGCTGGCTAGCGCACCTCTATTTGCATTTGTTCCATCGCCTACTACGCTTACTATCTTTGCCCATAGTCTATCAGTTTGTGCGGCATCTGTGCTGTTGGCAGTTACTAGTTTTCCTCTCTTAAAAGCCTTACCGGCTGGAGGTACAAACTTAACTAACGACCCAGTTTCAACAAATCGCATATTTGTAGATGTATAATTGCTAACTCTAATTTTTGCCGAATCATTGCTATTTTGAAAATATCCTGTTGATATACCGATATCTTTTGTGACCTGGAGCCATGCCGTGGCATTATCGGCAATAGTAATCTTATCAAACTTAGTTAGATAAAAATTATAAATTCCGGTATTAGAAATTTCGTCTTCCACAATATTTCTAACAAAGTTTATTAACTGTGATCTATTTGTAAATTTAAAAGATACTAATTTTTCAATTTCATTTTTATAAATTAGACCATCGTCAGCAAATACGTTAACAGTAGAATATTTTCCAGTGGCATCAATAATATCAAAATTACGACTAATGCCGCTGGCAGTTCTGTTAATTGCTTTGACTTTTAAAATTTCCTGTGATGCATTTAGCGGAGCAAGATTGTAATCCTCCGCAGTAATCATTCTATTTTGTGTGTAATAAATTGCCGGTGCTTTTGTTCTAATGCTTTCAATGTCTTCAGTTGCTGCTGAATTAGACACAGTATATTTCAACCCCATGCTAATTGTTAAAGTATGAGCACTGCCTTGTTTATTAACATATGGAATGTCGATATTAATGCCGCGCATTTCTGTTGGGGCAATAGAATAAGATAAACCGTTTGAAACTCTGTAATAAGCTCTAAAGCTGCCTTGTGGCAAATTACCGTAGATACCGTCTGAGAACTGTAAATCAATTTTATCATCTGGCTTAGTAATAACGCTGTAGATGTTTCTAATATTTTTGTTTATACTGTTATACAATATATTGTTGCCGGATAAACTCGAAACAGGAGTCCATTGTTCTCCTTGGATTCCTGTTGAGCCTAGAGAAAATAACCATACGTCATCATTATTGATGTTAGGATTTTCAATTGAAACTTTTTCATTAGTAGTTGGCTGTGCAATTGCAAAGTCAGCTAGTTCTAAACTGCCCTGTTTAAACATCATGTAAAAACCAGTGTTGGCACTAGCTGATCCTTTGCCGTCTGTCTTAAACACAAATCCAATTTGTGTTCCTGGTGTTGGAGCTTCTTCTTCAATTGTAGAAGTGGTAGTATTAACCAATGTGCTGACTAATTCAAAAACTGTATTTCTTGCTGCTACAGCTTTGGAGAATGCAAATACAGGAACATCAGTGCTGTAGGTATTGAACACATACTGTTGTGTTTTAATGCCGTCAACTACTGCTTCGCCTTGGCTTCTACCAAACTCTAAGTTTGATGCCATAGCTGAATTTAAGATTAGAACGAACTGCTCATACCAATTAGAATTAGTAGGGTCATTCCAAATAATTGTTTGCTTAGAAAGATTTTTACCGTTGCTATCTTTGATAGTTTCAGTAGTTGAAATAGTGTCAAACTTTAATAATCCGCTTGATGGTTTATTACGTTTAGCATTATAGGATAACATCTGGGCTAGACGCAACACTGACTCTTTTCTGTCAGCTAGGTCAATAAAGTTTTCTCTAGAAGCCAGGTCAATGCGGAACGATAGACTTTGTCCAAGGAATGCGATAACATCAATTAGCGCAAGATATTCAGAACTTTCAATATAGTCGTTGAAATCCTCTGGATAATTCTCACGAAGATACGTGATCATTACTCTGCGCAGATTTTCAAAATCGTACGATTTGAAGTCAGCACTTCTAAATGTCTGATAAATTTTAGTCCAATCTTCTGCTAAAATTAAGTTATTTTGTCTTGCAGTTGTAGTCATTTTGCTATCCCTATTACATATTTACCAGACAAAATTAAGTGCTGTTTTATCTAATAATGTTATTTGTCTTGTCAAAGTTAAAGCTCATACGCTCGTTGATGTTAAAGGGCATATATACGCAGTCCACTTCGATGCGGATTCCTTGGTCAGTTGAGTCGATTGTTACACCGTTGATAGAAATTCTTGGATCAGAGTTAATAACGTCTTCAACATCTTTGGTAATAATGCGTTTGTTTTCTTCAGTCATTTGTTCAAATAACATATCCCAAATAACTGTACCAAAGTCTGGATTTTCTAACTTCTCGCCTTTACGGATATGAAAATGATTGATCAAGTCTTGCTTAACTAACTCAATATCGTAGAGCTTAAACTTCTTTTTAGTTTGTTGACTACTGAATCCTTTATAGGTAAAGAAGCCCGAGTTAGCATCTCCTGTCGTAGCTTTATTAACTGCTACTCGTTTTTGACTGTAAAGTTTATTAGCCATAATTATTCTTTTTCCCTATCCGTATTTTCTTTGGTCCAAATATTAGGAGCAAAGTTTTCGTGCCCTAGCCAAGGTTCGTGCATAGGTACTCTACGCATAATGCTTGACAATGTTTTTGTGTCTTGATATTTCTTTTCCCAGCCCAATGTTGTGTCTGTGATAAAGTTTTCTCTTAGTATCAAAGGATTAATAGGCTTGGCCGCTACGGCTGCTTTAGCTTTTGGACCGTTCATATCAATACGGGCGGCTTGTTCTGTATGGTATCCTGAGCTTAGTATGTCAGTGTTTGACCCTGCTGTAAACGCATTTGATTTACCGGTGTTAACGTCATAATTATTTGTAGTGGTAAGTTTAGTGCTCCCGCCTACTACTGTTTCGTATTCTTTGCCTACGGTAATTTTACCGTTTTGTCCAACTGTTATATTGTAGTCCGTAAACACATCTAACTGGAATCTACCAGACTCGGCTCGCATATTAATGTTGCGACCTGCTTCAATGTTCACGTCACGATCTGCACGAAAGTTAATATCATTTCGAGTATGAATACTAATACTATCTTCTGCAAATATATCAATTTTACCGTTGGCAGTTAGTTCAATCCAGGTAGTACCTTTGGCATTGCCAATGTAAATTAAATCCTCACTGTTGTGCATTAATAGCTGATGACCAGTACGAGTTCTAATACGGAAATATTCACTATAAGGAATATTAGGCTGGCCTTTTTCTTTTGCCAGTGTATCTGCATATTCTACACCACCCTCGCTGGCGGGTTTTTTACGTTGATACTGATCGTCACCGTCATCCATGACAATCTGTGTGCCGCCCAATCGACTTACTGGCTGTGGTTTATCCGAACTGCCAATGTTTTTCTTTTTACCTTCTTGATCTAACGGACCAGGAGTGCTAATACCAAACAACATATTAGGCAAACTGCGTCTTACATTAGATGGGCTAGTTCCGCGGCAGTCATCTTCTAACAACCCCTGCTCTAAAAATCTATCAGCAATAGGGTGCACCGGCTTTTTAATAGTGCCAATACTTTCATTTTTTGTTAAATCGTTGACAAGCCTGTTGATCTCTCCAACGGGTAAGGGCATATCGGTACTGTATTTCTTTTTGTCGTCGGCACTAATATCTAAATCTAAACTTCCGCCAATAGCAGGAATCATGTGGTTAGCAAATTTGTCTGGGACACAAGCAATCCAGTACCCTTCGCCAGGGTCACCGTTGACAAATACGCAAAGAACTGTTCCGCCGATATCAGGCGGAACAAACCACATACCGTAGGATTTTTGTGTGTCGTTAAAGCCTGTGGCACCGTCTGTTTCTGAAGCTAGATTTTCGCCTTGGTGATTAAAATCAGTGGCCCCATAGAACGGACTAGCACATTTAATAAGAAACTGCTGACCTTCTCTGTTTTTATCATTGCCTTGCTCTTTTTGCAAAACAACTTTAAGACCACCCATGTAACTAGGATCCATGTGACCAACAACTGTGGCCTTATAGATTCCAGGCCCCATATTCTTCTTACCGCTGACAGCGGCTGACGGTCTAGTGTCTGTATTTGAATTACTCATGCTGCGGTATCCGTATTATTTGCAGGCGTAGTAGTATCATCTACATTCGTTACTACACCGATTGGTACAACCTGGAATACACTAGATCTATTTTCTGCAGGTTGTTTCTCAAGATTGAAGTCTGTTGCTTGACCGGGCATTCTTACAAGTTTTAATTGTTGTGTAAATTTGCCGTCTGTGAATCTACTTTCACACGAAAGTACTTTATAAATTCCACTAAAGCCACTTACTTTGCCCTGGTTAGGAAATCCCATTAATCCAGTGCCTTCTAAAACGTCCGACGGAGTTCTAAATGTAATATATGTGTATACATCACTACCATCATAGGTCATAGTACCGTCTTCTGTAACTGCATCTGTTACTTTCTTAGCAATGTAATTGCCAATACCACTGTCAACCATCCAGTAAGGATCACCTATTAATTCAATGCCGCAGGTAATCATGTCGCCGCTGTTTAAAAAACTACGTTGAAATGATTCTGCTACTTTCTTTTCTGGAGTAGAATCTCCAGAACCGCCTGAATATTGTTTGTCCAATAGTGCTGGGTCGTTCTTAACCGGTGCCATGCCAGTTAGTGCAGTTTGTGCCGCTGCTCCAGATCCAGCAACTGCTGCATATTTTGTGTTTTCTTCTTTGGAAGAGCTACTAGATCCGGGGTTAGCAACATTGCCGGACTTTTCCGGACTCGACGGATTTGCACCTGCAAAGAAAGAAGTATTAAATTGCAGATCAAATTTAATAATACTATTATTTTGTCCTGTGTAGATGTAATCGTATCTTTTAGCAATCTTTTTTTCTAACTGTTTATATCCCACAGGAGTTGCTGTTGGATTTTGAAACACGCTCGAGTGAACAGAATATGGAACAATTCTATAAATTATTTTTTTAGCAAAATCCTTAGCAAGCACATCGTATTCTTTTAACTGTATTTGAACATCAATTTTAAACCAAGTAATAGTACCGTCCGGTTTTAACTTTGCTTCAGTTAACGCATTTTTAGCAAAAGAACTACTTAATATTAATTGTGTAATAATGTGTGTAATCGTTTGCCCTTGAGTAAACTGGAACTGGCGTTTAGTAGCATTTAATTGAACTTTTGATTTATCAAATCTGCCTGTGTCTTCGTCATAGACGTCAGCTTCTTTACTAGCCGGATAAGTTCCGCCCGAGCCTGCGGTAAACCCCATATCAGAATCGCCAATCATGTTGTTGCCAAAGTCTGTTGTTTCTGCAGGTGGAGCTTTTACAGTAATCGGCTTGTATTGAAACTTGTTACTTGTTGCACCGCCGTCGCCGGCTGTTGCAGTAACAGTAACGCCAATTGAATCGTGTGCATCTTTAGGAAATACAAAAACATACTCATTAGCCTTAGCTTGATTTTTTGCGTTGGCTACATTATCTTCTTGTTCTTTATTTAAAATTGCCGATAGTGATTGTTCACCAGTGGCTAATAATTCTTGAATGCTTCCGCCGATCAAAGTATAGTCTTTATATAATGTATTTGTTACTTTGCCAAAAGCTTGATGATTATATGGAATAGCTTCAACTTTATAATTGCTGCCTGATTCTGTAACATCGAACTTAACTGATAACAACTTGCAGGTAAAGAATTTAGATCGTTGAATCTTTGAAGGAGTGCCGTCATCAGTATATCCAACGAAATCCAATCTTAACAAATACGGAGTATTATCAAGGTAGCTGGCATAACCAGCTTTAATAGCAGCGTTCTGTAAACTTTGTAATAACAGACCCATTGAGTAGGGTTCAAAAATATCAAATGAGAATTTAATAGCATTTGAGTTGCCTGTTTTACCGGTTGGAGCAATCACAGAATTCATAACAAAGTTATTAACAAAATATTCCGGGGCACCATATTCAGTGTTAACTCTATACTGATCGTATCTTCCCGCCGAAGAGAAAACAACGCCAGACTTAACAACATTACCTGCTGCATCAAAGTATGAATTACCTGCAAAACTAGCGTCATCAGATCTGTATGATGTTGGATCGTTAAATTGTTTAGGAGTTAAAACAGCCAGCGTCCATAACGGAGCATATGATGCAAAGTTATCTAATGGATTACCTACTAATTCAGATATGTATGATGGGGAATAAGTCTGTGCGCTGCCTCCACCTCCGCTACTAGATGAAGCATTGTTAGTATTTCCAGACGAAGGTGGGGCAGATTTAGAACCGTCTGCATTTTGTTGCACAGGTGCGGCTGCGGCTGCGGGTCTTTCATTAGTAGTAACTGTTGCAGAACCCTGCGATACTTTAGTTGCAGGTGCAGCTACCTGGGGGCTGTAAACACTAATTGGCAACTTAGACTCCTAAGAATTGTGAAAGATTAGATTTCTTAGGCAAATAAATTCTAGTACCTGCTGTAAAATCAAAAATAGGATCCTTTAATATATTCATATTACGCTGTGTAAACACCCACCACAGTTTTGAATCACCGTAAAGATCATATGCTAATAAGTCTGGTCTAAATTTATATTGCTGCTCAATTGCATACAAAAAATCATCCGGTTCTGAAGGCACCGGACGGATGTTAAGTGTTTCAAGATACAAGTTATTTTGCGCTGTGGTGAACCAAGGACTATTATTTCTATATGTAGCCATCTTACATGATTCCTATTTCTTTTCCAGCAGCAAAATCTTGCAGGCTGAATTTTCTTAGACGCTCTCTGTTGTAAACTGGAGATACTGTAATTGAGATAGTTGATATTACTGGAACCCAATTCAATTTACCATTCTTTGTAACCTTAATATAGTTGACATCGTCTTTGAGTTCCATTGAGAAAGACTTAACGACCACAGGCACAGTGTTTAGTATCTGCGGGCCATATCCAGATAGTTGACAAATGATTGGCGGGTTACCGGCAAAGTTTCCAGAACCATAAAACATTTTTGTAGCAGATCTTAAAAACATAGTCGCTTCAAGATAGTATTCTGCATCCTTTTCGTTTTCACATGGAAAATCCCCGGATATTTGAATATCTTCAATTGCACTATTCTTGTATGCTTGAAAGGGAAAGTTACTGTGTACTGGATCAATAGTAGAATAGGTTGCTTTGCTGCTGATAGACATGTTAGGTGTAAAAGGAAACACCATTCCGGCAGTGTCTGTTAATCTAGAAAAAGTTCCTTTGCCAAACAGTGTGTCAAAATCACAGTTTAGTCGTACCCGCCAGTCGCCTTCAATCGACGGAGTAATCTTTACTTTGTTTAAGGTCTTAAACAACTCTGCACCGCTAGGTAAATTGAACCCACGAGCAAGACTTATTAAATTGTTAATTTGCCCGGCGGCTGCGGCTGCGGCACCTAATGCACCTGCTAGCTTTGCAAGCCCGGATCCAATTCCGCCGCTACTACCGCCACCACCGTTACCACTACTACCACCATTACTACCACCGCCTGTTAGAGCAGCAATAGCATCAGTGGCACTTGCACCAGAATTAGAAATAGTTCCAACCGATTCGGTTCCGTTGTTTAGTGAACCTCGGATGCCGCCAACTGCTGTTTGGTTAGCAGCATTTTGTCCCGAAGTCATAGACAGTGTACCTGTCCAATTTTCAATATTATATCGGCCGCCACCTGTGACGCCGTTTAACGGAGAGTTAAGGCCGCCGCTGGCCGCTGATATCTGTGAGTCCAACGCAGCTTTCTGTGAAGCTGTGCCCAACGATGAAGTAACTGCACCATAGGCGCTACCGTCGGTGCTAGCGGGACTTTGAGACGCAGCAACACTGGCGCTGGCTAGGCCAATGAGTTTTGATAAAGGATTAACTGGGAGTGCCATAATTGGTTATATTAGTTCCTGTTTACTCTATTTATTCGTAGTAAAATGTGCTATTATTATAAGTAACTGAGGATACATTTTTAATGACAATAACAATACCGAAGATTAAGTACTTAACAAACAAAGATCTACTAAAAGAAATCCATTTAAGCAAGAACACATATTGCTCCTTTATTAATCCTGACTATCATAATTATGACCTGATTGTCACGGACCTAAGTAAAATTAATATCCGAACTATTGCCGAAGCAAAACGTGCAAAAGCTGTTAAACTAGGCAAACAACTGCACGAGCAGGCGTTGTTAACAGACAAGAAAGCAATGCAGAAAAACTTTGAAGTCGACTATAAGAAAGTCGGCAAGCAAGATGTAGTGTTTAGAGTAATGACCTTTGATCATGTTCCCCTTGCACCGGGTCGAAAGAAGACTGTAAAGTCTAGGGCAGACAGTCACGAGAAGGTAAACTTCCCCCCATTCCAGCATTGGAAGTTTGACGAAAATGATAACCTAGTTTGTGTAGGAAAGAGTCACTGGAAAGGTGATGTACAGCTCGGCGAATTTAACAAAGAACACGGCAAGATGACTAATAATCTAGCTCGCATGTTTATTAAGTTATGTGAAAGATATGCAACTAGAGGAAACGTCCGCGGGTATACCTACAACGACGAAATGCGTGGACAGGCCATTCTTCAACTTACACAAATTGGTCTTCAATTCGATGAGTCAAAATCAAATAATCCATTTGCGTACTATACTGCTGCTGTTACTAATTCGTTTGTTAGAATCATTAACATTGAAAAACGAAATCAAAACATTAGAGACGATATTTTAGAAATGAACGGAATGAATCCGAGTTGGACAAGACAAAACTCAGGTACCGGAATGCCCGGTGGTGGCGTTAGCACAGGGTCAGTAGACGGCAGCGATTGGGATTGATCTTCTCGTTGTAAGGTAGTACAATGTAAAAGGAGATCAATATGTCATTATTTAAAAAAGTAGCCTGTTTCACCGATATCCACTTTGGACTTAAAAGCGGTAGTAGAATTCATAACCAAGATTGCGAAGACTTTGTTAAATGGTTTTGTGATACTGCTAAAGCAGAAGGCGCAGAAACTTGCATCTTCTTAGGTGACTGGCATCACAACCGTAGTACCACTGACGTGAGTACTATGAATTATACAGTATCTAATCTAGAACGACTCAATGCTAGCTTTGAGAAAGTCTATGTCATCACCGGCAATCACGATATGTTTTACAAAGACAAACGTGAGATCCACAGTTTAGAGTTTGGACGATTATTTCCAAACATTGTTCTAGTCAACGAAGCAATTACCGAAGGCGATGTAACTATCATGCCTTGGTTGATTGCTGACGAGTGGAAACATGTTGAAAAACTTAAGAGTCGTTATATCTTTGGACACTTAGAACTACCTAGTTTCTATATGAATGCCATGGTACAAATGCCCGATCACGGACAATTACAAAGTAATCACTTTGTAAATCAAGAATACGTGTTTACTGGACACTTCCATAAGCGTCAAGAACGCGGAAACATTGTCTATATGGGCAATGCTTTCCCACATAACTACGCAGATGCAGGCGACGACGATCGTGGTATGATGATCTTAGAGTGGGGAGGTAAGCCACAATACAAGACTTGGCCGGATCAACCTGTATTTAGAGTATTCAAACTAAGTCAGCTACTCGACGAACCAGAAAAGCATCTGCGAGATAAGATGCATGCCAGGGTAAACATTGATTTGCCACTAAGCTTTGAAGAAGCAAACTTTATCAAAGAAACATTTATGAAACAATTCAGCTTAAGAGAGCTGATGTTAATTCCGCAAAAAGAAGAAGTAGGTGATAACGCATTTGTAGGCGACATTACATTTGAAAGTGTTGACACTATTGTTGTTAATCAACTAACAACCATCGAATCCGATGCCTTTGACAAGAACCTATTGCTGGACATTTACCATAACCTATGATCAAAATTAAGAATTTAACTGTTAAGAACTTTATGAGCGTGGGTAATCAAACCCAGGCTGTTAGTTTTGACAAAGGACATTTAACTTTAGTACTAGGTGAGAACTTAGACCTAGGCGGAGATGGCAGCGGATCACGCAACGGCACCGGTAAGACTACTATTATTAACGGTCTTAGCTATGCTATCTACGGCAATGCATTAACAAACATTAAGAAAGACAACTTAGTTAATAAGATCAACAGCAAAGCCATGCTAGTTACTATGAGCTTTGAAAAGGACGGCATCGATTATAAGATTGAACGCGGTCGTAAACCCAACTTATTGAAGTTTACAATCAACGGTTTAGAATTAAAAGCACAAGATCAAGACGAAAGCCAAGGCGATTCACGTGAAACGCAGAAAGCAATTGAAGAAGTATTCGGAATGACACATGATATGTTCAAACATATTCTTGCGTTGAACACATACACCGAACCATTCTTGTCTATGAAGGCAGCAGATCAACGTGCTATCATCGAACAGCTATTAGGTATTACTATCCTTAGTGAGAAAGCAGATGCACTTAAAGAAGGCATCCGTATCAACAAAGATCTTATCTCACAAGAAAATACCAAGATTGAAACAATCAAAGTAAGCAACGACAAGATTCAACTTAGCATCGACTCACTTGAACGCAAGCAAAAACTATGGTTGCAGACTAATAGTGAAGCTGTTGCACGTCTAAACAAAGACATCAAGACAATGCAAAGCATTGACATCGATAAAGAGATTGCAGATCAACGTGCATTAATTGAGTGGAACAAGCATCGTAAAGATGTAGACAGCATTACTTCATTGATTGCTAGACAACAAACTACATTAGATAAAGAACAACGTGTTTTAGACAAGCTAGATCAAGAAATTTTATTGCTTGCAGAACACAAGTGCCATAGTTGTGGACAAGATGTGCATGACGAGAAGCACGAAACAATGGTTTCTGCTAAACAAACACAACGCAACGAAAGCAGTCAAGCAGTTGCAGGCTTTGAACAAGAACTTGCAGAGTTTAAAGAAGCATTAACTTTACTAGGGCCACTAGCAGATTGTCCTAAAGTTACCTACGATACTTTAGAACAAGCATTAAATCATAAAAACACTCTTGATAATTTAGAAAAAGACGCTAAGGCAAAAGCCGCAGAAGCAGATCCCTATCAAGATCAAGTAGACGAACTTAAAAATACAGCAGTACAGGTCATTGATTGGGATAATATTAATAACTTAACAAGATTAAAAGACCATCAAGAGTTCTTGTTAAAGCTGCTGACTAACAAAGATTCATTTATTCGCAAAAAGATCATCGATCAAAATCTAAGTTTCTTAAACAATCGATTAACTTACTATCTAGATCGGATCGGATTACCGCATCAAGTTAAATTTCAAAACGATTTAACAGTTTTGATCACACAGCTTGGGCAGGATCTAGACTTTGATAACTTATCTAGAGGCGAGCGTAATCGTTTGATTCTAAGTCTAAGTTTTTCTTTCCGTGATGTTTGGGAAAACTTGTATCAAGGTATTAATTTACTGTTTATTGACGAGTTAGTAGACAGCGGCATGGATGCTAGCGGAGTTGAAAGTTCAATTGCTATCCTTAAAAAGATGGCCCGTGAACGTGATAAAAACATTTTCTTAATTAGTCATAGAGACGATTTAACAAATCGTGTTAATCAAGTGCTACGTGTTGTCAAAGAAAACGGCTTCACTAGCTATGCAAACGATGTAGATATTGTATGAGCTCAGACAGCCACGACAAAATGATCTATGCTTTTCAGCAATATTTTAAGTGGCAGGATCGGTTTGAGTATAAGAAATCAAAAGAGGCAGGAATTAAGGCAAGATATTGGCTCAGCGAAATTCGCAACGAAGCAAGCACAAGGCGCAACGAAATACAAGATAAACAAAAGGCAAGAAAAGAGGCCAGAAAAGGAATACTAGGCAGACCCCCCAAGATAACTACGTGATGACATGGCTATACAAGAATACAATTATCACAGAACTACCAGAAGATTGTATCGGCTTTGTCTATCTTATCACAAATAATTTCTCTGGGCGCAAATACATAGGCAAAAAATTAGCCAAATTCAGCAAAACCACCTATAAAACAGTAAAACTTAAAAACGGCACAAAGAAAAAGAAGAAAATCCGCAGCAAAATTGACAGTGACTGGCAAGAATATTACGGTTCTAGCCCTGAACTAACCAAAGATGTTGTGGCACTAGGCGCAGAAAACTTCACCAGAGAAATACTTTTTTACTGTAAATCCAAATCAGAATGCAGCTACATCGAGGCTCGTGAGCAATTTGCACGTAAGGTTTTAGAAACAAATGACTATTATAATGGTCATATTCAAGTACGTGTACACGGTTCGCATATTATCAAACTTCAACAAATCTAGGCAAAATAACGCGGTTTAAAGCAAGCGCCAGCTAATATCGGGCGCCTAGGAAAAGGGGTTTAACTACACCCGGACGGAAGTCTCTTGCCGCCAAGAGCACTCAGCAACTATCCTTTACAGGACGTAGATCGCAACTGCCGCGGTTTTGCTGTTTGAAAATAATTTAATAGAGCCCAATGAGGGAAGAAATATCCCAGGTTTATATATTATGTTAGCGTATATTATATAAACTGCCGTTGTTTCCGCAAGGACAAGAACGTAGCTAGAGGTACCGGACAACCGCCTTAGTAATGCTATAACGCTAGTGACTGTAAGAACTCAGATAATGTTTTTTACATTTTTTTGCCCGTGCAAACGGGCAATTGTGACTGACGAATCTAGATAATATTTAAAGTGCTTCGCACATAACACTGCTTCTATTATTAAGAAGAAGAAAAATATGAGTGTTTGCGAAGCAAATACGAATGACGAAGCATCGCTTCGTTCTAATAAATACACTACGATATTAGGATAATGCATCGCTATGAAATTTAACGAATTCAATAAAAACGAAAATACAAATAACTTAACTGAAGCACCAATGGGTGCGTTAAAAACTTTTGGATTAACTTCACTATCTAAGGTTAGCTCAACTGCTGCTGGTAAGTTACAAACTGGTACCATGGCTAATCAGTTATACTCTGAATTTAAGAGCTACCTAGGACAAACAGGTGATCAAGCAGAGCCCGAAAATGTTATTCAGTTTCTAAAGTCAAAGGGCATTCCTACAAAGGGTGCAGAAGCTATCATGGCTCAGTCTGGTGGAGATACCAAGGGTGCAGTTGATAATGCAGCCGGTGGCGGAAGTCCAGAACGTATTGAACCTACCATGGACGAGCCAGCAGCCGCCGGTGATGCAGCTAAAAAACCAGCTGCCGGTGCCGATGCAACAAAAGATCCAGCAGCCTCTGGTGCAGAACAACCACAAGCAGGCGCTGAAAAGCCAGCAGCTGATGCAGGGACAGCAGCACGAACACCGGGTGCTAGTCCAAAGGCCGGCGGCACTGGTTTTGGATTTGACGGTAATACTGGAGAGCCATTTAAAACTCAAGCTGATAGAGATGCATCCGATGCTGCGGATAAAGCAGCAGGAGCAGCAAAACCTAATTTTAATAATCAAACAGCTGGTGGAAAACAAACTATTAGCACAGGCGGTACGTTTGATCCAACAACTATGACAAATAAACCAGGTACGCCTGTTGCTCCGGGAGTGCAAGGCGGAGTTCCTAGCACCACTGACCCACGTAGTACGGTTGGACAACAAGCAGCTCCAGCAGCTGATGCAACAGCAACTGAACCTGCACCGGACGGCAGTGCAGCACCAACACAACCCGCAGGCAATCGTCCACAGGGTGGTGGTAGAGTTGCAGGTGCCGGACCAAGTCAAACTCCAGGGGCAATTGCTAAAAGAGCAAAGAGAGCAGGTCAACCAGCTAACGGTGCAAACAGTACTAGCAGTGCATTAGACCAGTTTGTTAAAACACAAATGGGATCTAATCCAGTTACAATGAAACCGCAGGAACCACAACAGAATCCAGTACCTCCTAAACAAAAGAAAAAGAAAGCGGCAGGAGCACAAGGTGATGCAGAGTGGGAACGCAATGTCCAGCCTAGCTATGGTGAATCATTAGAACAAGAGTATAATGCACTACTAGAAGCACTGAGCAGAGGTCAACTATCAAAGATTTTTCTAGCAGCAGCACAGGATGCAGCTAGAGCAGGCATTGGCGCAGGTGGCCAACAAGCACAAGGGCAGCAACAAGCCGGTGGTGCAGGTGGTCAACAGGCTAGCGGCGGAGCAGCACAAGGCGGCCAACAACAAGCCGGTGGTAGTGGCGGCGGCTTCATGGCAGGACTGAAAGCAGGATTTACTGGACAAGACGGCGAAGAAGGCGATGTGAAAGGCACATTGAATGTTAACGAACTAGCAAGCCTGTTACCGGGTGTAGATGCTCGAGTATTAACACAGGCTGTTACTGCAATTAAACAAGGTAAAGAACTTAATCGTACACAAATGACAGCTTGTGGTCAAGCATTTGTTGCTCTAGTTGCAGCAGATCCTGCAACAACTACAAAAGTAATGACCATGCTTAAACGGATCAGCCTAAAGTGAAATTCTACGAATTTAATCCCAACGCCTATAAGACGCAAGACGATATAACCAAGATGGCCGGTGATGCTGTTAAGACAGCATCTCAAGGCAACGGTGTCGTTGGTGCTGCACTCAAGGGCGCTGCTAAGTTTGGCGGAATGTTTGCCAAGGATTTTGATCCTGCATTAAAACCATTTTATCAAGACGAAAAAGATTCCGGTGAAGTTAAATCAAAGTATAATCCAAAAGAAATTGAAGAATTTAAAAAAGTACTTGCTGATTATTTGAGATCAGCACCATTGTATGCACCGGACAAAGTAATTTTACAACAGTCTCTGAGCAAAGCATATTCTGAGAAAATGTCTCAACCAGAATATAAAATTGCAGTCAAAAAAATTCTAGCTGGGAAACAGCTAGAAGGTAAAGAAGTAGTACTAATTAAAGAACTAGTTACCGAACTTTAAAAGAACGGCAGAAAGACTTAAGACCTTACCGCGAAAAAATTTGATTGATCCATTGTGATTGGAGTTGTGAACTCTGCCTCACAGTGAGCACACTTCATATCCTGCGGCTTAAGATCGATTTCATGTTTAATTTTAGAAACATGTTTATGCACTTTATCAAAAATATCTTTAGGCGCATTATCAATAAACTCTTTAATTTGTTTTAAATCAGATACAATGCCGTCTGGAGTTTCAATTCTAGTAATGCATCCTGCAATAAGATCTACAGTTAGATCGGTAAGTTTGATAAATCCCTTTTGAAATCTATCAATCTTTTCATCATCTGAAATAGTGTCGTCGGTAGCAATTTGTACTAATTTTTGTTGTTCTAGTGTTTGAAGACTTGCCTTGGTAATCTCTCTATATGAATACGGTCTAATTTTAATAGTTAACGGATCAACGTCAACGCTGTCGTCGTACTCAAAGTTATCAAATTGTCCAAGCCATACACGTAGATTCATAGTGTAATCGTTGTCTTCTTTACAGCTAGGACATGTAACTGTTACTTCCATATTTTCACCGTAGGTAGCTAATCTAATAGCAATTAATGCAGCATCAACATCAATGCTTGGCATCATCCATGGTTCTCTAATTGCCGGGATGCAGCTCTTTATAACTTCAACTGTTGACTGTCCGCTGAGTAATGCATCTGGTGTTTTAAATAATAATTCGTCTTTAGCGGTCATGGCAAACACAGGGTATTCGTCATTAGCACTGTGATCCAACGCATTATTGGGATAAAATTTTCCACCCGACGGAAGTTTGATCCAAATCTTTGGTTGTCTAAAGTACTGGGTTAACGGGTTAGTACCTTTTATTTCTGTATTCTGCATTTCTGCCATTTTTATCTCCGATAAATAATATAAGCAGAGTATTTATCTGCGCACTTTTCTTGGAAAAACATAATGGCTGTAACAATTGACATTCCTGGTGTAGGCAACGTAGAAGCGAAAAACGCTGCTTCTGAAGCCACACTTCAAGCAATCCTTAAAGCAATGACAGGAGTTCAGCGGAATACAGCCGGCGGTGGAGGTGGTGGAGGTGGCGGCGGATCTGGAGGGGGAGCCGCCGGTGGAATGAGTGCTGCCGGCAATGCAGCTAATCAATTTGGAAGATCATTAGGAACTGCTGCTAAGACAATCGTTAACTTTAGCAACGGAGTAGTTGGAGTAATCGATAGACTTGCTAATATGGGTGACAGTCTTTCCGGCGCTGCTGCTGTATTTGATAAGATACCTATTATGGGCACAGTGTTTGCAGCAGTTGCCAAAGCTGTTGAAAATACAACAGCGGCATATCAAGGCGCAGCACAAAGCGGAGCAACTTTTGGTGGAAGTATAAATGCATTTGCCGGAGCTGCAAGCAATGCAGGCATGACGATGAAAGACTTTGCATCGTTGGTAAGCAAAAACGGAGAAGCTCTTAGATTTTTAGGTGGTAACACAGAAGCCGGTGGGAAGCGATTTGCTGATATCACAAAAACATTAAGAGCAACAAGTAAAGATTTATATAACCTTGGATATTCTACAGAAGACGTTAATCAAGGATTAGCAAACTATACCAAACTTGCAATGCAAGGAGGTAAGAATACTAATATGACAAACGCTCAATTAGTACAAGGAACTAAATCGTACCTAAAAGAAATGGACTTGTTGGCAAAAGTAACCGGCGAGACTAGAAAACAACAAGAAGATGCACAGCAAAAATTAATGTCAGATGCGCAGTATCAAGCAGCAATGGCTGGCATGGATGATAAAGTTGCTGAGTCATTCAGAAATACAGTTACTGGATTGCCCGGACCGTTACGAGATGTTGCTAAAGATATCATGGCCACTGGTTCTGCAACCACTGAAGAAAGTCAACGTTTCATGTCCATGATGCCAAAATCAGCCGCTATGATGGCAGACTTTGCTCAAAAGACGCAACGTGGAGAACAGATTAGCTTAGAAGAAAGAAACAAATTAAACAATCTTTTAGCCGAAGAAGGTAAAGCAGCCAATTCTCAATTTAAAGATATTGGTAGATATAGTGCAGACTTTGCTAAACAAACAAATATGTTCACTGCTGCTGCTGGAATTGGCAAGAATGCATTGGTAGACGGAGCAAAAGCTCAAAACGATGCTACAAAAACTACTGACGGTCAAGCTGCTGCTATGGAATCAATGAAACAGAGTCTTGCTGAAATTAGCAATACTTTTCAAATGGTTTTAGCTAATGCCAGCGGTGTTTTAAATTCAATGATGAGTATGATGAACATGCTTATCGAAGTAGTACAAAAATATGTAATTCCAATTTTTCAAGAATATCTAGTACCTGCTGTTATGTTTGCAGCGGCAGTTATAACTGATTTAATTATACCGGCATTTGTGTACTTGGTTGATAATTTGTTAGCTGCTGCGAAGACAGTTATTGAATATCTAACACCGGCATTTACTTGGCTAGGTAAAATGATTCAAGAAAATGTATTACCGGTATTCCTTAGTATTCGAAATTTTTTAGTAGATAATTGGCTTCCTGTATTAGCAGGTGTTGCTACAGTCATTGGTGCAACTTTGATTCCTACTTTCTTATCTATGATACCTGTATTGTTAACAAACATGGCACAGTATATTGCTACAGGGCTTGCAGTTGCAGCATCATTCTTACCAATTACCGCAGCAATCGTTGTGGTAGTTGCTCTGTTTAAAGCACTACGGGACAACGGATGGACCTTTGGTTCTATTATGGAAATGCTAGGCGATAAGATGGCATGGCTACGTGATAAATTTATTGCGTTTGGTTTAGATTATGTTGATATATGGTTAAGTATTGCTGAAAAAATTGCCAAATTCTTTGGTGGCGGAGATGGTATCACTGCTGCAAGAGAACAGATTAAAGCAGAAAAAGAAGAACTCGAAGCAAAACAAAAAGACAGAGATGCAAGAGCAGAAGAACGCGATCGAGTTAGGGCAGCTAATATCAAAGCTATTGAAGATGATAAAAAAGCTAAAGAAGTAGAACGTGCAAATGATCGAAAACAGCTAGCGAATGGTGATATTAAGGGTGCATTTAATGTCCCAGAATTTAAAATGCCAAGCGGTAGCAAGTTTGGTGGCGGTGGTAGCGGGGGCGGGGGCGGTGGAGGCACTAGTAATAGCGCCGGAGCAGCAAGTCCAACATCTTCTGCTGCAAGTGCAGTAGACTTCACTAATATGAGCCCGGAACAAGTTGCAGCCTATGCCTACAAGAATCAAAACGGAAGTCCAGCTACCGGAGGCAACGAAGCTAGCAGACGCGAAATGGAAAATAAAGCCAAAGCAGAAGCTGAAATAAAAGAAAAAGCCGCAGAAGAAATTAAAAAGAAAAATGAATCACAGAAGCCCGGCAAGCCGCCAGAAAGTGCAGAGACCTTGCTAGCGAGCTTAAATACTAAGATGGATCAACTAATCGTAATTAATCGAGGCGTACACTCACTTAATGATAAACAACTTACAGTACAACAAGGTCTTGGCAGTGACGTATTTTCGTCACCCGTATAATTTGGAAAATATATGAGCTGGAAAAAGCATTTTACACCTGTAAAAATTGATGGTACAAGCGGCACTTTTAGCCCGCTAGGTAACGGCGGTGGTAAACCCGGACCGGCCCGTACTAACTATTCAAACTATCTACCAGACGTATATGCAGGTACGCCAAATCGTGTTGAGCGTTATCAACAATACAACACCATGGACATGGACAGTGAGATTAATGCTGCCCTTGATATCCTAGCAGAATTCTGCAGCCAAAAGAATAAAGAGAATACTACATCGTTTCAAATATTTTTTAAAGGTGCACCAACAGCAACTGAAGTTAAACTATTAAAAGAAAGTCTACAGAAGTGGAACAAGATACAACAATTTGAAAATAGAGTTTTTAGAATTGTTCGTAATACCTTTAAGTATGGCGATTGCTTTTTTGTACGAGATCCAGAAACACTTAAATGGTTCTATGTTGATCCAGCAAAGGTTACTAAAGTTATTGTAAATGAAAGTGAAGGTAAGACACCTGAGCAGTATGTTATCCAGGACTTTAATTTTAACTTTAAAGATCTAGTAGCAACATCAATTCACCCAAACAATAATAGCAGTCCAGCAGGAGGTGGCGGTTATGTCACCGGTGGCGCCTTAGGTCGCGGCATGGTTGGCGCCGCCCCACAACAAACTGGTTCACGCTTTACCACAGGCACCAACGAAATTGCCATCGATGCTAAAAACGTTGTTCATATTAGTTTAAGTGAAGGTCTTGATAATAACTATCCTTTTGGCAACAGCCTGCTAGAAAGTGTTTTTAAAGTATATAAACAGAAAGAATTACTAGAAGATGCGATTATTATCTATCGTATACAACGTGCGCCAGAGCGCCGTATCTTTTATATTGACGTTGGTAATATGCCAGCGCACATGGCCATGGGCTTTGTTGAACGTGTAAAAAACGAAATTCATCAAAGACGTATTCCTAGCTCAACCGGCGGATCTTCTGCAATCGATGCTAGCTACAATCCATTAAGCATCAACGAAGACTACTTCTTTCCGCAGACAGCAGAAGGTCGCGGTAGTAAAGTTGATACACTGCCCGGCGGCACTAACCTAGGCGAAATCGATGACTTGAAGTATTTTACCAACAAGTTATTCCGCGCCTTGCGTATTCCAAGCAGCTATCTACCAACAGGTGCAGATGATAGTCAGCAGTCATTTAACGATGGCAAAGTAGGTACTGCATATATTCAAGAGCTAAGATTCAACGAGTATTGCAAACGTCTACAAAGCTTAATGGTTGAAGAATTTGACTTAGAATTTAAACTTTGGATTGTAAAGCAAGGCATTAATATTGATAACAGCTTGTTTGAATTGAAGTTTAATCCACCGCAAAACTTTGCTGCGTATCGTCAAAGCGAGCTGGATAATGCACGTATTAGTTCGTTTACTAGTCTACAAGAAGCTCCTTACATCAGTAAGCGTTTTGCATTAAAACGTTTCTTAGGGCTAACGCAAGAAGAGATCACAGAAAACGAACGTATGTGGAAAGAAGAGAACGGTGGCAAGCTAACACCAAGTAATGATGCAGCGGGCGATATGCGCTCAATGGGCATTACACCGGGCGGTATGAGTTCAGACATGGCAGATCAATCAGCAGAAGCTCCTCTAGATATGGCAGCAGCAGCTGAACCGGGCGCAGAGGGCGGCGAACCTCCACTACCAGACAGTGGCGCAACAACCCCTCCACCGGCTTGATACAAATTGGCTAAATACAAGATATGAAATTATTAGAGTTTTTCTACTTTAACGACAAGAGCAACAACTATACTATCGATCGTCGCTACGAGTCGAGTAATGACGTGTCTATTTTAGATCAAGAAGATACCCGTAAGATTAGACTTACATTCAAGCAAATTAATATGTTGCGTATGCAAAGCGAAGCACACGAAGCAGAGCAAGAATCCGAACTTGGTTTTATTAGACAGATGTATGGCCAGCCACCCGCAGAACAACAACCCCAATAAACCCGCATTTGTACTAGGAAACGGCATCAGCAGACTTGTAGTTGATATCGCCGAATTGCAGCCGCACGGCACAATTTTTGCCTGCAATGCTGTGTACAGAGAAGCAGAAGTCGATCATTTAGTAGCAGTAGATGTTAAGATGGTCAATGAAATTATTGCTGCTGGATATCATAATACCAATAATGTTTGGACAAATCCAAACAAGGGCGTTCTAGAAACTTCAAATATTAACTTCTTTGACCCACATAAAGGCTGGAGCAGTGGGCCTACAGCACTATGGCTTGCAGCATCAATGGGACATAAAGACATCTATATTCTAGGATTTGACTTTGAAGGAGTTCAAGGCAAGTTTAATAACGTCTACGCAGATACCTTTAATTACAAGAAAAGCTATGAGCCTCCTACATTCTTTGGTAATTGGGTATCTCAAACTGAAAAGATAGTTAGAGATTTTCAAGATGTAAAGTTCCACAGACTGGTCGGAAAAAAGTTTATGACCCCCCCTGCATTTAGTTCTGGACTAAATAATTACAAGAACATTTCATATAACGAGTTATCAGAAAGATTTGCAATAAATCTTAAAAAAGCCTGAAAACGATCAAAAAACTACTATATAACACCGAATTGTAATAATAGTAGTAAATAACTCGACAGCCAAATTAATACCCTAAGGAGACCAACATGGCGGATAAAACCACTATTGAGCAAATGCTCGAGCACCTAGTTAATGGTGAACAAGATAAAGCGGAAGAACTATTCCACGAATACGTTGTTGCGCAGTCACGCGAAATTTACGAAGGACTAATTGAGTCCGAAATGAGCGATGAAGAAGAAGAAGAAGCAAAAAAGAAACAACAAGAAGCAGTTGAAGAAGACTTCGAAGTAGCCGAAGGCGACGATGAAGAAGGCGAAGAGTCAGATTCAACAGATAACCTATTAGGTAATCTAGCAGGTGAAGAAGATAGCGAAGATGAAGAAGGCATGGACGAGCCAGCAACTAAGCAAGACGTAGTTGACGGGTTTGACGAACTAATGTCTAAGTTTGACGAATTAGCAGCAGGTCTAGGCGGCGATCACGAAGAGCCAGACATGGATAACATGGGCGGACCAAGCGACATGGACGCTGACAACACGGGCATGGGCATGAAAGATGCATTCGAACCACAAATGGCTACTGTACGTGAATACGTAGAGAAAGTTGGTGCGGGCCATGGTGCTGAGAAGAAAGGCTCTGCTGAACAAGGTGGCGGCAATACAAAATCAACTATCGACAACATGAAAAATGATATGGGCGGTACTGTTGCTAACACTGCTAGAGGTGGTGAAGGCAACGACAAAGGCACAGCAGGTGGTCTAGCTGGTAACAAAGCTAAAGAAGACAATGCTGGCAATATTAATGTTCCAGGCGGTAAAGCAGGTAATGCTTTCAATACAAAACAGCCAGGACACGGCGCTGAAAAGAAAGGCGCAGGCGAACAAGGTGGAGCGAACACTACAAGTTTGTTCCGCAATAAGTAATCGGAGCCTTTAGGTGAAAAATTTCCTTAGTGAGCATCTGAGTTTTGACCAAGCTGGGCTGGTCCTTGAATCCTCTGATATAGATGGGAAGAAGACTCTGCATTTGAACGGTATCTGCATTCAAGGGGATATCCGTAACGCAAATCAGAGAATTTACCCTGTCTCCGAAATAGGTAGGGCTGTCAAAACCGTCAATGAACAGATTGCAGGTGGTTACTCAGTACTAGGAGAAGTTGATCATCCTGCGGATCTACGCATTAATTTGGATCGAGTCAGCCACATGCTAACAAAGATGTGGATGGATGGTCCAAATGGTTATGGAAAATTAAAGATTCTACCAACTCCTATGGGACAACTTATTTCAACCATGTTGGAGAGTGGAGTCAAACTTGGCGTATCAAGCAGAGGTTCCGGTAATGTTTCCGATGATGGTAGTGGAAAGGTGAGCGAATTTGAAATTATCACAGTTGATATCGTAGCTCAACCTTCCGCCCCGGGAGCTTACCCAACACCAGTTTATGAACACATTATGAATCAAACAGGCGGATATAACGCATTTAAAATAGCACAGGAAGTACAAGGCGATCCAAAGGCACAGAAATACATAGCAGAAAGTCTCAAGAAAATCATCTTGGGACTCAAATAACAGTAGGAGAATCACATGCTAGATTTTGTAAAACAATTATTTGAAAACAATGTGATTTCCGAAGAGATGAAATCGGAAATTGAACAAGCTTGGCAGACGAGAATTCAAGAAAGCCGAGATCAAGTTACAGCAGAACTACGTGAAGAGTTTGCTCAGAAGTATGAGCATGACAAGTCAGCAATGGTTGAAGCAGTTGAGTCAATGTTGCAAGACCGGTTACACGCTGAGCTTTCAGAGCTTGCAGAAGATCGTCAAGGTCTAATCGAAGCAAAAGCACAGTATAAGAGAAAAATGAAAGACGATGCTAAGAAAATGGAAAGCTTTGTTCTCCAAAAATTAGTTTCTGAACTTTCTGAACTTCATGAAGATCGCAGAAGTGTCGCAGCAAACGTTGCCAAGTTAGAATCATTTATCGTGGATGCACTAGCCAAAGAAATAGCAGAATTCCACACCGATAAGAAAGATCTAGCTGAAACCAAAGTTAAATTAGTTCGCGAAAGCAGAGCTAAATTTGAAACAGTTAAGAAGCAATTCGTAACTCAATCAGCAACTTTAGTTAAAGAAGCCGTATCTAAAACGCTACGTGCCGAAATGGGACAACTAAAAGAAGACATTGAACTTGCTCGCAAAAACGACTTCGGTCGTCGTATCTTCGAATCATTTGCTAGCGAATATGCAGCAAGCCACCTAAACGAAAGAAGCGAAACTTCTAAACTATTAAAAGTAGTTAATCAGAAGCAAGTTGAACTCGAAGAGGCAGCTAAGATTGTTGCAGATCATCAAAAAATCGTTGAAAGTAAAGACAGAGAACTTCGCATTGCGAAAGATCTTGCGTCCCGTAAAGACATTATGAGTGAACTTTTAGGACCTCTAACTGGAGACAAGCGTACAGTAATGAACGAGTTGCTAGAATCAGTGGCAACAGATAAACTTCGCGTAGCATACGACAAGTATGTGCCTGCTGTAATGGCCGGTGACGCACCAAAGAAAAAAGCATTAACAGAATCAACAGAAATCACAGGCAATAAACAGGCACATCAAATCAGCAGTGGGGAAAAAACTGCTGAGATATTCACAATCCGCAAGCTTGCGGGACTTAAAGTTTAAGGAGAACTAATATGTCAGAACTACTCGAATCGCGCTGGTCAGAAACCAAAGAGGCTCTATTAGAAGGCCTACAAGGTACAAAGCGCACAGTAATGGCAACTACTCTTGAAAATACCCGTAAGTATTTGTCTGAGAGTGCCACAGCAGGTGCAACTTCCGCTGGAAACGTTGCAACATTAAACCGCGTAATTTTACCGGTTATTCGTCGTGTCATGCCAACCGTTATTGCTAACGAATTGGTAGGTGTTCAGCCAATGACAGGACCAGTTGGTCAAATTCATACTCTACGTGTTCGTTATGCAGATAGCGGAAACGGTGTTGTAGCTGGTGAAGAAGCATTCAGTCCATTCAAGATTGCTGCTGCTTACTCTGGTAACGATACAGATGCTACACCTAAAGCTAACTCAACAGCTAGCCTAGAAGGTCAAGCAGGTAAGCGTATGTCTATTCAAATCTTGAAACAGACAGTCGAAGCTAAGACACGTAAATTGTCAGCTCGCTGGACGTTTGAAGCTGCTCAAGATGCACAAGCCCAACAAGGCATTGACATCGAAGCAGAAATCATGGCTGCTTTAGCACAAGAAATTACTGCTGAAATCGACCAAGAAGTATTGGCTTCGTTGCGTTCGTTAGCTGGTACAGCTACACAAACTTACAACCAAGCTGCTGTATCTGGTACTGCTACATTCGTTGGTGACGAACACGCTGCTCTAGCTGTTCAAATCAATCGTGTTGCAAACTTGATCGCACAACGTACACGTCGTGGTGCAGGTAACTATGCTGTGGTTTCTCCACTAGCATTGACAATCCTACAATCCGCTACAACTTCTGCTTTTGCTCGCACTACAGAAGGTACTTTCGAAGCACCTACAAACACTAAGTTTGTTGGTACATTGAACAGTGCAATGCGTGTTTATGTTGACGGTTATGCTGCTGATAGCACATCCGTACTAGTTGGTTACAAAGGTTCTAGTGAATCTGATGCTCCAGCATTCTATTGCCCATACATTCCATTGATGAGCAGTGGTGTTGTATTGGACCCATCAACATTCGAACCAGTAGTTAGCTTCATGACACGTTATGGTTATGTTGAGTTAACAAACACAGCTAGCTCATTGGGCAATGCTGCTGACTACCTAGGTAAGGTTGACATCACTGACGGTAACGTTAAATTCAGCTAATCAAATCTTTGGTTTAGAAGAAATTCAAAAAGGCCCTTTGGGGCCTTTTTGTTTGACTTAAATATCCCATGAAGGTTGAAACAGAACACGACTTTAAAGAATTAAGGAAACACCTAGATAGTTGGCGTAAAAAATTTCCTATGTTCAAACACGATGTGTATCAAATAGAACACATTGTAGAAAAGCATATTCAAAACTATAGCATTATAATGGTGCAATACAGACAGACTAAAAGTCGAGCATGTATTGAAAAAGCGCAGCACGAGATAGATGAAATTAATCGAGTTTTAGAGCTTGTGGGTAAAATGGAACTCATGGCATTACTTTCCCAAAGATAAATACATTGTCTAAATGAGCGCCGCAGCCTGCGGACTTATGCTGTAACCCACAGCGTAGACCTAAAACGTCAAATTAAGGAGAATCAAATGGGACGTCCATTAAGAACAGATATAAATGGTGTTGATGTACTAAACACCTACGCAGCAGCAAATACCGGTATTAGAATTGAATTCCATGACGGTACAGCACTAAGAACAGACGGTATTCTAATCAAACAACGCGGTGCAAAAACATTCGTAGTTGCAAGAATCGGAACTCCAACAGTACTAACTACCGCAGTTGTAAAAAACGGCGCACCGAGTGCCAATGGCGAAATGAGATTGTTTGGTTACATTGGTGGCAATGGTACATCTGCAACTAACATTGCTAAAATTACCAAACGTGTTGCAACTGACTTCAGTGGCAATCGCTACACATGGGTACTAGCAAACGATTCTTCAAACGACTACATCGTGCTAACAGCAATCTAAACGAGATAAACTATGTCACAAGTTGTTCAAACTAACGGCAATTACACACTTAAGACGGTCCGTGCTGGTGTTATTAGATTAGACACTGGCCCGGGCGTTGGTGAAACAAGAATCACTGGTAACTTAGTAGTTGACGGCGTTACTGTAACTGTTGATGCAGAAAACATCGACATTAAAGATAATGTTATCACGCTAAACTACGGTGAACTTGCCAACGGCGTTAGTCTACAATATTCGGGCATAGAAATAGATCGGGGGTTTAGCGGTGGTATTGCTAACCCTCGAGCTTCTCTAGTTTTTAATGAGCTAACAGATACATTCGAAGTTGCTAAAAAAACAGGGTCAGGTGTTTATAATTTCTTTGACAGTGCTATTAAAACCAGATATGTCAAAACAGACGGGGCGACTGATCGAGGCGACCTTGGATTAATTAATACCGGTATTGGTGTTGTTAAAGTCACAGGCACCACAGATTACCTCAACGAAATATTATTAAGAACTGCTGAGAATTCAGTAACGGCCAGAGATATTTTAGCCAACAAAGCCTACGTTGATTATGCAGTATTGAATAACCCAACATACTTCGTTGAAGATGACGATACTCGCGTAGTTGCAGCAGATACTACAATTCATGGTAATGGCGGCCCAAGTAGAGTATTGGTTCAGATTGATAACAACACAAGAGCAACATTCTATGATGATAGAATGACATTGTTTAATATTGATATCAGTGATAGAAAAATTGCCGCACGAAATACAAACGATAGCATTGCCATTGAAGCCAATGGCACTGGCAAGGTTACAATTAATGCACCATTGCAAATGGAAAATCAAAGTTTTGTTCCAGCAGCAGTGTCGCTTAATACAATCGTATATTCAGGAACACCCGGCACAGGTAAATCGGGAGTGTTTTTTGTAAACACCACCGAGAGTGCAGAATTAACAAACAAAAACAGAGCATTGCTGTGGAGCATACTCTTTTAACGGATAAAAACAAATGATTCAATCTACATTGCTACTCGCTGGTTTCGACCAAACAATTTACACAAGTGCAAATACCAATGCAATTACAACCATGGTATTTTGTAATACTGCGACACCAGATGCTTCGGACGAATCAGTTAGAGCAGTTTCATTACAGGTGCATTTAGTTAAAGCGACTAAAACTAAAAACTTTTCAAATACTATTATTAAAAATCTTGTTATTCCAGCAGGGGAAACATTATTCTTTGATACAGAACGTGTTGTTCTAGACAATGGTGATAGCATGATTGCAACCACCACTGGTGCAAACAGAACAGCTTCGATTACCCTTATCACAACAGCCGCCCAGGCAGTAGTAACAGCAGCAGGTCATTTGTTAGAAGTTGGAAACTATATTAGTATTTCCGGAGTAAGTGGTATAGTAAACAATAGTAATCCTGCATTATCTATTAATGGCGGAACATATCAAGTTACTCAAATTAATAGTGGTAATGAATTTGTTATTAACTTTAACAGCACAGGTTACACGCCATATACATCCGGTGGAATATTTGAGTCCGGGCATCTTGCTGCCACGGTGAGTACATTAACAGTATGAAATTCTTAAAAACTAAAAACATTTCTAAATTTAGTGTAAGCGATAATGCTTACATTCAATATCCATCTGGTAGAATTGTTATTGACTCTACTAATAGTTTAAAGGTTCCTAAAGGCACTACTGCACAACAACCACAGAGTAGTCTAGTAACTGGTGGTATGGTTCGATACAACACCAGTTCTGGCACAGGTGCTAATCCTGCTGCTACTGCGATTGGTCTAGAAATATACCACGACGGTGCATGGAGAACAGTTCGTTTAAAAGGTCCGTCGACTATCACTAAACAAACACTCGGTCCTGGTAATAATTCTGAAACTAAATTTGGTCCAATGACTTTTGTACCAGCTAGTGCTGACAATATTATTGTATTGGTTGAAAACGTTATTCAAATTTCAACTACAAACTTTACATTGGTTACTAATCCAGTTGGCTATGCCACCGGAACATACATTAACTTTCTTTCATCGGTACCAACAGGCAAAGAGATCACAGTTTATTACGGCTTCGATCAGTAATAACTAACAGGAGCGGCAATGGCAGAGTTGGGTAGAATTTCCGGGCAGATGCTAACTGCCAATCTTGAACGATTGGGTGTAGATCTTGCGTTCGAAACTGATCAGCTTTATCTTGATGTTAGTGCTCGCGGTATTGGTATTAATACTGATGCATTTAGTCGTCGACTAGAAGTTAATGGTACTACACAAACTCAATCTCTAATAACTCCTCGCGTTGATGTCAACGGGTTAACCATACAGACCAATCAGATTTCCAGTCTTAGTGGCCCAATTTATATTTCTGCCAGTGGCGGTGCAGCTGGTACTGTGCGATTTGACAGGAACGAGACAGATGGATTATTCTTTGACGGTAATGTAATTGGTAGTAAACTCTTAAACTCAAGCATAGAACTTCGTCCATCTGGTTCTGGGGTTGTTAACATTATCGATAATGCTGAGATTTATGCAAATCTTCGGGTAACTGGCAACATCCAAATCGACGGCGACCTAGGATTTAAAGGACAGTTAATTGTTGGCGATTCTGCATCAGATACTGTTACCATTAATCCTGAGTTCACACAATCATTAACTCCATACACTGATAATACATATAATCTAGGATCTGCTAGTAAGTCCTGGAATGGCATGTTTTTATCTCAAGACACGCAGTTAAACTTTGGTAACATTCGAGCACAGTTTAATACCATAGAAACTACTGTATCTAACTCAAATCTTGAACTCTACGGCAGTGCCACAGGCGGAGTATTAGTTGAGTCTTTAAAATTTAACGATAATGTAATTTCAAATACCAACGGAAGCATAGTATTAATTCCAAATGTAATTTTTGATAAAACAACTGCAATAGTTGCTCCAGTAGGAACTACTGTAAATCGCTCTACATTAACACAGGCTGATTTTAGATACAATACTACAATAGATACATTCGAAGGCTTTACGACTGCTAAAACACAGTTTAACGGAGTAGCAGATTCAGATGGCAATACTCGAGTCATTGCACCTAGACCAAGGTCACTAAACAACGACACATTAAGTTTCTTTGTTAACGGAGCACTCACAGCTACTATTAGCCCAACTGCGGTTTCGACTGATATCTTTGAAGTAAATCAAACGCTGAGATTAGCATCGGTCGGTAACCTCATCACTACTGTGCAAAACAATTTAGATATTAATTTTTTAGTATCCGGCACAGCAAGAACAAACGTTGAAGATATTGCATTTAAAGAAAATACAATATTCGGCACCGCCAATAATATAGAATTTGCTGCTACTGGACAGGGGTATTATGTATTAGCAGGAGATAATGGATTGGTTATTCCTAACGGTCCAACGCTGACTACTATCCCTCCAAATACGCAGCTTGGCGATTTTAGATTCAATACAACATTGGGCGAGTTTGAAGTCTATGACGGTGTAGCTTATGGCCAAATTACAGGCAGCGGGCAAACTGTTACTATTGACCAAATGGAAGAATATGTCGATATTTACAGCCTAATCCTAGGCTAATTCCAAAATCACATAAATAACTTAGTAGAAGTGTTGACCAAATGCTTCTACAATCAAACTGTGGTAAACCCGCAACGTAAGGTGGTTAACCGTGAAACACGGGGTATTGAGGAGAGCACATGGCTGTTGGTCGTATTTCTGGGCCGCTCTTAAAAGCAAACCTGCTACGTAGCGGCACGGATCTGGCTTTTGAGACCGACTTACTATTCCTGAAGGTAGCTTCGCCTACCAACACTACTCCACGAGTGGGCATCAACACGAATAATCCTCAATACGATCTAGATGTCATTGGTACAACCCGAACAACAAATTTAGAAGTTACAAACCAAGCTAACATTGCAGGTGTTACTTTTAACGGCAATAATATTAGTTCAGATACAAACGTTCTATCGTTTTATCCAGGTGCTAATGACTTTACTGTTTATCAATCTAAAATACAGATTGATGACATTCAAATTCAACAAAATAAAATATCAACCACTGTTTCTAACGCAAATTTAGAACTAAGAGCCAACGGTGCCGGCACAGTTGACATTTATTCAAACACAGTTATCAATGGCAATCTGCACACCACTGGCAGTATTAATGCAGATGGCAATATTACCATTGGTGGCAATATCACTATTGGCGACGAAACCACTGATTCTATTGTTATCAACGCTGGTATTAAAAGCGACTTATTACCCGAAGTAACAAATACATACAATTTGGGTTCGTCAACACTGCGTTGGAAAGATTTATTTGTTGCTAAATTAAATCTTGCAGACATTGAAATCTTTGACAACGTTATTCGAAGCATTAGCAGTAATGCTAACCTAGAATTAAGAGCCAGCGGCACTGGTGCAATTAGATTAGAGCGCATTGACATCAACGAAAATGTTATTTCTACTTGGAATAACAACGAAGATTTAATTGTAAGACCTAGCGGCACTGGTGTTGTGCGATTTGATACCACCCAAGCAATTACATTACCAAAAGGTACAACTTCACAACGTCCAACTGGTTCGACAGGTATGATGAGATTTAACACTGAGTTAAATCGTTACGAAGGTTTTGATGGTACTAATTGGTTTAATCTAGCAGGCGTAGAAGATATTGACGGTAATACAAAAATTACAGCAGAATTAACACCTGGTGCGAACGATAATACTATTAGATTTTATGCGGGCGGATCAGTAGTTGCCGATATTAATACATCAAGATTTAATATTGCTAACAAATTAAGAGTTGGTAGCATTGAATTAGAAAATAATACAATTCAGTCAACAGTTACCAACACTGATCTAAGTATTCAAGCCAACGGATCCGGTAGAGTCCTTGTTGAAAATTTTGCATTTCGTGACAACACAATTACAAATACTGCAAATAATGCAGTAGTTACATTTCAACCATCTGGCAACGGATATTTTAAAATTGCCGGTTCGAATGGATTTGTATTGCCATTTGGATCTAGCACCGGTAGACCAACTGCGTATGCAGTGGTTGGTATGACACGATACAATACTGATACAGGAGCCATTGAAGTATGGAATGGAGCAGCCTGGGCTAACCCGTCCGGCCTGCAAGGTGCTGTAAATGAAATTACTGCAATTGATATTGCAATTGAAAAAGTTCTACAACTAGGATAAGATATGGCAACCTTTTTTAGAAATATAGTTATACCACAAGTCGGAATTACACCGACACAGATAATTCAAACTGGTCCTGGTAACAGAGCAACGATCATTGGTTTTAGTTTGGCTAATCTGTTAGAAGAAGCAATTCAAATTAGTATTTTGTTAACTGACTCAGCTAGTACCACAGGGTATTATTTAAAAGACATTATTATTCCGCCATTCCAGACTCTTAGAGCAGTTAACGGTGGCGAGAAATTGATTATGACAACAGAAAATGAATTAAAAGTAGTAAGCAGCAAACCAGATTCGGTAGATGTACTAGTAAGTTTCGTGGAGATTACATAATATGAGTCAAACCAATTACGTCGGAGCTCCGGACCTTAGCTCATTATTGGGCGAAGGCAATATTAGATATTTCTACGCATTAAGACGAGACGACGAAGGCTTTGTATATCTTACAAAAGTTGATCAGGTACTCGGCGATGATGTTGTTCAAGTTAACAAAGCTGGTGACGCAGCCGACGACTTTGATAACTTTGAATTTGGAATTGACTTTTTTGATGGTATTTTGGACGACAAAAGTCGCCCATTTGCAAACTTGACATTTGATCAATATAAATGGGACGAACGAAACATCTATTATTATATCAATGACGAAGGCGAACTAGTAGCTAGGATCAACAAGAAGTATGAGTATCCAGCAGATCAGATAGTGTAATAAATATAAGAATAGAGAAATAATTATAAGGAATAGCAACTATGGCAGAGTTTAAATTAGGTAGATTGCGCTTTGTTTGGAAAAACATTTGGGCGATTTCTACCGCATACGTTAAAGATGACGTTATTAGATATGGTGGTAAAGTTTATGTTTGTTCGATAAGTCATACATCGAGCGCAACCGCTAATGGTGGATTTTATACTGACCTAACAGCCGCAAAATGGCAGTTAATGACCGACGGTATTCAATGGGCACAGGCGTGGAATGTTAGCACATACTACAAAGTAGCTGACGTTGTTCGCTGGGGTGGACGTTCATATATTTGTAATACAGGTCACGTGTCAAACGCATCTGCTACCAGCGAAGCAGGCGGTCTAGAAGCCGATATTGCAAAATGGGATCTGTTAAACGATGGTATTGCATTTGCCGGAAGTTGGTCTAGTGCTGTACGTTACAAATTAAATGATGTTGTCAGCTACGGTGGACAACTTTATATCTGCCAATTATTTCACTTATCTATTGGTTCTTTTGAACCTGCTAACTGGACATTATTTGCATCTGGTCTTCAATTTGAAGGTGCCTACAGCGGCGCAACTGCATATCAACCAGGTGACGTGGTAACCTACGGTTCAAACTCTTACGTTGCTATTCAAACCACAACTGGTAATTTACCAACTGACACAAACAATTGGACTGCTATTACCAGCGGTGTACAATTCCGTGGTGCATACGCAGGTGGTACTGCTTATAGAAAAGGCGACATCGTTAGCTTTGGTGGTTACAGCTACGTAGCTAAACAAGACTCAACCGGTAATGCTCCAAGTAATGCAACATTCTGGGATGTATTAAACGGCGGTATCAAATACAGCGCCACAGCATATGCTGGTGGAACAACCTACAACATCGGTGATGCAATTACCTATGGTGGGTATACTTACCTTGCCAAGCAGACAACAACTGGCAACAGCCCAACTAATGCAACATACTGGGACGTTCTTAATAAAGGCTATACCTTTATTGGAACATATAATTCAGCAAACACATACAAGCCAGGCGAATTAGTAGCCTACGGTGGCAATTACTACGCTGCTAAAACTGATGTACTTGCTACACAAACTCCAGCTAATGCCACATACTGGGATACATTTAGTGTTGGATTCAAATATGAAGGTGTGTGGGCTTCACGCACAGCACCTAACAGCTATAAGAAAGGCGATGTTGTTAAACATGGTGGTCACTTATACCTCAACGTATTAGAGTCAAACACAGAACTTCCAACCAATGCAACATACTTTTCAAAGCTAGTTGATGGATTTTCTTTTGTTGGAGCATATGCTAATGCAACAGCATACAAACCAGGTGAAGTTGTAAGATACGGTGGTCGTTCATATCTATGTATTCTAGCACATACTTCAAACACAGCCACAAATATTGAACCACCAAATGCCACATATTGGGAACTATTAGTTGCCGGTATGAAATGGCAAGGTACATGGAGTATCTCTACAGAGTATGAAATTGATGATGTTGTATCCTTTGCATCTAGCTCATGGATTTCTGTTGTCAGCGACAACGTTGGTAATCAACCAGATTCAAGTCCAGGTAGCTGGGACTTAGTTGCACAAACAGGTGACCTAGGTCCAGTATTAACTACCACAGGCGATACATATTTTAGAAACTCAAGCGGTGCAGTTGCAAGATTACCAATTGGCACTAATGGTCAACAATTAGTTGTTTCCGCAGCAGGTATTCCCGGCTACGAAAATAATAATCAAACAGCTAACGTATTCTATGTTACTCCAGAAGGTAGTAACAGCAACAACGGTCGTACAATGAATCGTGCATTTGCCACGATTAGATATGCATGTTCACAGGTTAGTTCGGGTGCAACAATTTATGTTAAGTCCGGAACATACGCAGAATTATTACCGATCGTTGTTCCAGTAAACGTAAGTATTGTTGGCGACGGTCTTCGTACAACCAGCATCGGTCCAGCAGCAGGTACAAGTGCAGACGGCAGTACATTAAACAATAGAACAACCATGTTCTTGATGAGTGACGGCTCACAGGTTTCTAGAATAAACGTAACTGGTATGACTGGATTTGTCAAGAGTGTAGGTAGTCCTACTAACATCGAACTTGCCACTAGAGGTGGTGTGTTCTTTGGATTTAATGACGCTAGCCCAGTTGTTAACAAGAGTCCATACATTCAAGACGTGACAACATTTAGTACCGGTGGTGTGGGCGCACTCATTGACGGTGGCGTTCATGCTAGTGGTAACAGATCAATGATCTTAAACAACTTTACATGTATCAATGACAATGGAGTTGGAGTTTGGGTAAGACATGCCGGCAAAGCAGAATTAGTTTCTTGCTTTACCTACTATTGCGTATTTGGTTTTGCAGCCAGCGATGGCGGACAGATTCGTTCATTGAACGGTAACAACAGTTACGGTACATACGGATCATCTAGTCAAGGATTCGACACCGGCGAAACTCCACCAAACGGAACATTATATGGTAGCGATTTAGTTTGGACATTGGGTTCATTAAGTGGCGGTTCGTTTAGTCCAGGTAATACAATTACAAGTTCGGGTGGCGCAACAGGTACAGTATTGAGTGTGCAAGACAGCACTGAACGAATAATTTATAAACTTGTATCTGGCACTTTTGTTGCAGGTCAAACTATTAGCAATGGTTCAGGAGTTACTGCAACGATTGCTACCAGCGGTGTAACTGGACAGAAAGGGTTTGTATTAGCAGTCAGTGGATTCGTAGCTGAACCAATTCCGGGCGGCAGCGTTTCAATTACTGGAGATTCAACTCCATATATTATTCAAGCAGTAAGTGAATATACATCCGGTCCAGCTGGATTTAAACCAGCAGGCTTTGCATTATTGGTATTAACCACTGAAAAACTAACAGCCAGTGCTGACGGTACAGCAACTATTATTAGATACAGATATAGTAAATTGCGTTTAACTGGACACGATTTCTTAAATATTGGTACTGGTGGTATTAGTACTACAAATTATCCAGGTACTCCTACACAGGCAGCATCACAGGCAAATGAAGTAATTGAACTATTCCCAGGTCGTGTTTATTATGTAACCACTGACCAAGACGGTAATTTTAGAGTTGGTGAATATTTCAAGGTTGATCAAGCAACTGGTCGAGCAACACTGAACGCTAGTGCGTTTGACTTGAGCGGTTTGACATCATTAAGACTGGGTTCAATCGGTGCTCAAATTGGAGAACTAATTAACGAATTTAGTTCAGACGGAACACTAAGCGGCAACTCAAACGCTGCTGTGCCAACTGAACAAGCAACAAAGACATATGTGGATAGCAACATTAATCAAACACAAATTAGTGGAATTGCGTTCTCCATTGCGTTGGGATCATAAATATAACAAAGGATAGAAATACATGGCTAAGTCACTAATATTTAATTACACATTTTCTCCATCAACAGATTCAATTGCTGTCGACGGAAATGTGTCACAAAAGAGAGTATTGTTAGTTACTAATTTAACTGACAACATTATTTTATATAACTTTGCAGATACTTCGAAAAAGATTATCAGCAGAAGTTACAATGCGTCAACTGATGAAACTACATTCGTATTCCAATACGACTGTTCTGCAATGTCTGCTACGGACACCTTGCAGATTTTTATTGAGCAAGATGCAACAAAGTTTGAACCGTCGGATACTTATCAAGATCCGGTGTCTAAATTCCGTGTATCTCAGCCTAATACGCTGATCGACACTGACTTTGAATACGGTCTACAAGCAACTAAATGGGAAACAGTCGAGCGTCTAAACGACGTCCCAGCATTTCACAGCATTGCCAACGATACCCCATTAACTGGTATTGTATCTATTACCACAGTTGGTACTAAGATTGTTACAGTGACCACTTCCACATCACACGGATTTGTAACAGGTACTCCGATTGATGTTCGCGGAGTTGATAGTGCATCGGCAGAAGGCACATTTATTGTTAAACGTACAACTGATACAGCATTTAGCTATGAAGCCAAAGCCGTTCAAGGTGGTAACACAACAACTCCAGTTAATCTGTTAAGTCCATACACCACTATCACCGGTGGACGTTTTTATGTTGGTGCTCAGGTATTATTAGATAACACTGCGGCAAACACCGACGGTCCTATTACAACCAATGCAGGAGCTCCTGCACAGTTAACTGTAAGAACTGAACAACAACACGGTTTTGCTAATAACAGTCAATTTTATCTTGTAAACACTTTATCAAATACTTTCTTAAACTTTAATCCAGTTACTATTAGTAACTCCAGCGGTGAAGTTGACGATCGTCAAACATTGGCCGGCACAGGTGCTGTGTTTACAGCCACTATTGCTACAACTAACTTGACAATTTCTGCAATGACATCCGGTGTTGTATCGGTTGGTATGCTAGTTAGAGGTGCAGGCGTAACTGAAGGTACAATTATTACTGGTTTTACATCCGGTACATTTGGTGGTGCTGGTGTTTACACATTAAGTAAAACTAGTACTGTTGGCTCAGGTGTAACAATGACAGGTACTAATTACAGTACTGGTTATTTCCTACCAAGCGAACCGTTCCACGTAGGTACTGTTAGACGTGAAATTACACAAGCCGGTATTAACATTTCCACACACGTTATTACTGTACCAGCACACGGACTAGCGTTAGGTGACAGAATTGCATACGTAGGTACAAGTTCCGGCGGATCTGCTCCGCAGGTCAACGCCAACGTAAGTGCTAACTTTGCATTCGGTGCAGGTCCTTTGCCATCATATAGTACAACAAATGGTAGATTCTTGTATGTTGGTAACATTACCACTGATACATTTAAGTTGTTCTCAAGTCCAAAAGATGCATATGCTACAACTAACCCAATGCAGTTTAACGGTATTGGCTCTGGAACACATACATTTGTGTTCTACAAGCGCGGTGTTGATTTTATCACTGGTATTTCAAGCATTGCCAGCACCAGTGGAAGTCCAGACTATACAGTATCATTAAGCGGTAACAATACAAATATTAGTTTGAACATTTGGCCCAAGCAACAAATTACAATCAGTGGATCAGATGTTAGTAGCTTAAACGGTGTGTACATTGTTTCTTCTACAAGCTATTCACCAACTGGTACTAGCTTTGTAATGACTGGCCCAACTGACACCAGCGGTATTAACGTTAACGCCGGCAGTACACAAACCTATAGTATTGTAAACTCTGGCGGCAACGGGTCAACAACGTTTAATCGTTGGGATTATATTACCACTATTGGTATCAGAGCACAGTTACATAACGACCCTGCAGTCAATGCAACTCGTGTTGCATACCATGACTGGAAGGCCAAGACTACTAAGTTCTTTGGATTACAAGATGTGCCAACCGGTAGTGACAGAATCTACATTAAAAATCACGGATTAGTAACAGGTGAGCCAGTGGTATTTGGCTTTAACGGTCAAGCGTGGTCTGGCGGTACAAACCCTCCAGTTGCCAATGCTATCTATTTCGTAAGCAGAATCAATGCAGACGAAATTGAATTGTATACCAACGAAACTGCAACAGGTTCTGGTCCATACAGTCCTGCGATAGCTAACTTGAAGATTAACTTTAGTGCAGTTACAACCCTAGCAGGCGGATTGTTTTCACTACACCCAGGTATGACCGTTGCTACCTTTACATCTCAGACAGTTGGAGCAACTGGTCAAGCACGTGACAGAGTTATTTGCTTATTCCAAAACGTCCCAGCCTGGGTGCGTGAAGGTCAAGCAATCATCCTAAGAGCAGGTTCGGGTTCAACACTGCCAACTCCAGTGGTTAACACTCCAGATACATTTACTTCATACCAGAAGTATTATATCCGTAATGTGTTTAATCAAAACTCAACCACTGAATTCTCTCTAAGTATTACGCCAACTGGTCCTTTATTAGACTTTACTGGTGCTACTACTGCAGGTTCGGCAGGTACAACTACTGCAGGTGGTGGTAGATTCTTTGTTACAGCCATCGATGAGAATCTATATTCAAACAGTTTCTACTTAGAAAATCATGGCGGATTTGCCACAAACAGACGTGTTGGCGGAACGGTTATTACTGGCCTAACAACTGCGTATACTGGTCAGGGCGTGTATCCACAAACTCCAGACTATCCAGGTCCATTGTTTGACAAAATTACAGATGCAACTGGCCAAAACTGGCCACGTGTTAGAACATACCTATCGCAACAATCGGCAGCTCAGTTGATTCAGGGTCTGACATTGAACGCACAGTATTATATGGTGCCAATTGATAACAACACTTTCAAATTACAGGCATACAGCACATCAGTTTTACCGTCCGGTAACCCAACTGTGCAAATCACTGGTATTGTTCCGGGTGCAGCCGCAGGCGAAGTTGCATTCTCAAGCCCATTTGTGCAAAATCAATATGCCAACAGAATCGTTGTAGCTACCCAAAATCAGCTTTTCACCGAAAATGCTGTGGTACGTTACGAAAATAGAGGCGGTGTTGATATTGGCTCTGGTACTGTTGGTTTCCCAGGTTTAGTCAATAACAAGAGTTATATTGTTAGAAACGTAGTAAACGATATTGCATGGTCCGTTAGTGGATTACTATCGGCTGCTACATCAACTGCTACTTCATTGACCATTACCACAGCAGTTGGTCTAAATATCGGCGATACTATTAAAGTTGGCAACGAGTACATTTATATTAGCAACATTGTCAGTCAAACACTAACAGTGATTAGAGGTTTTAGAGGAACTACAGCCGGTGACATACAAGAAGCAACCGCAGTTGAAAAATTATACGGTAGCTTCCAGTTGTTTGATACCACACAGGGCGCACAACGTACATTCTCGACTGGTGCAGCTGATGCAACCAACGATTTCTTTACGTTAGTTAATCATAATCTAAGAACCGGTGATACAGTTGCAATTTCTAGCACCGCAGCTGGTACAATTGCTGCCTTCGGTGGTGTGGCAATTTCATTAGTTGGTGCCTCAGTTTACTATGCGTTGGTGTATAACAACAACGAATTTGCCTTGGCATTTACACCTGCACTAGCATATGCACAATATCCATTGGATATTACAGCAGCAGGTACAGCATGGACATTTGTTCACTACTACAGTTCGATTCCGTTACAGGGCCTAGCATCTAGCACAGTAGGTAATCACACACTAGAGGACGTTTCTTCAACAGGCACACTGGACGGCGGGTATCAAGTTGTATCTACTACAGCTACTACCTTTAATCTAGCAACAAATACTACAGTTCCTGTAAGAGAGTTTAAATTTGAACCCGCTGATTATCTAAACATGTTAACTGGCGAATTTATAATTCCTAATCATGGTTATATCACTGGTGGCAAAGTAACATACAGCAAAGGTGCATTGGTATATGCAATCGGTGAAGGCCTTGCTGCTGATGTTCCACCTAGCGGATACAATGCTCTTACAAACAACGCCGCATACTATACTATTAGAACTGGTATTGATTCCTTCCAGTTAGCTACTACCAAAGCTAACGCATTGGCAAATATTCCAATTCGTAGATATGCCACATTAGGCAGTACTGGTGCTCATACATTTACTAGTTCATTGGTATATGGAGAAAGTCTAGCACAAGGTCTAGCAACAATTGTTGCACGTGACGTTGTTGTCAACGGTTCTTTAAACACTGTTGTTTCAGCAGCTTCGGATAGAATTATTTCTACTGCACACGGTCTAATTACTGGTGACCGCGTAACATATCGCGTATGGGCCGGCGGTCGTGTAATTAACGGTCTAGTTGACGGGCGTCAATACTTTGTTAACAACTCCGTAAACACAGGCCCTCGTGGCGGTGCACAAACCGGCCAATCAGCCAACCAATTCTCCTTGCATAACAGCTGGGTTGGTTCATATACCAACTCTGACCTAGTTGACATGTCCGGAGTAGGTTCAGGCACTGTTCACCAATTTAAAGTATCGAACCCAACATTAGTTGGTACGTTCTTCAAAGGCGAATGGAATGCAGCAGATACATATGTCTACGGTGACATGGTTATCTATAACGGTATGTATTGGATGAGTTTAGTTAATGCTAACGTTAACTTTGTTCCGGTGGCACTAACAACTGGACTCGATAACCTAGCTTGGATGCGAGCTCCAACACTGCAAAACTACAGTACTAGATTCCTAGTCAGCTATAGAGGTGGTGATAACATTAAGTTAAGCAATCAGCTTATTCGCAGAACACTGATCATTGACGGTTCAAGTGCATCTCGTGTTATTACAGTAGATAACCGTATTAACTTTGCCACAGCACACAACCTAAAAACAGGTGATGCAGTTCGTTATAACATTAGTGCTCCGGGTGGTAGTCATCAAGGTGCGGCACCAGCAACTGGTGCTTATTCCAACTTTGTTGGAACCACTGGGGTTCCTCAGACACCTATTGGTGGTCTAGTAGCCAACAGAACTTACTATGTTAACGTACAAGGTTCTACAGATATTACTCTGCATGACACACTAGCAGGCGCTATCGAAGGCGGTTCTGGTGATACAGGTAACTTTGTAACTGCTGTTAACTTGACCGCAGTTGGTACTGGTACTATACATAGATTTGACTTGATAGAAAATGTTACCTACACAATGAACATCTTGTCGGTGACCAATGACAGAGAAATGATCGTCAGTGATCCATATCCAGCTAAGTCAATTCAATTCAACCCACAAGGTAGTTTTACAACAGTAGCCAACCTGATAACAGACACTGTAGATATTCCAGAAAACGAAATTTACATTGCGAATCACGGTCTAGATACCTGCGTTAAGGTATACTACTCAGTGGGTCCAGTTGGTTCTGGTACTGCTATGGGCGGTTTAGTTGACGGTACTGCATACTATGTTATCAAGTCCGACGAAGACAGTTTTGCACTAGCAACAACAGTTACCAACGCATTGTTAAACATTAGAATTGATATCACCTCAACTGGTACTGGTTTCCAACACTACTTTATCGCAGCAACAGCGGCCGGTTCAAGTCAGCTACGCTATGATAACGCCGGAGCATTTACGACTACTGCTCCAAGTGGTACATTGTACTACACCGGTCAAATTGGTGCTAACATCCGTGACGGTGTATTAACAGCATTGCCAATTATCCAAGAAACACAGGTATATGTTCGTCCAGATTGTATCAACGTTCACAGACCGTTTGACGGCGGTGTTGAAATTAACGCTTCGACTAGTCCGGGAGTTTCGATTACTAGACAGACTCGTAAGTATTTCCGTTATCAATCTGGTAAGGGCTTGCAATACTCAACCGGTATTAACTTTAGCCCAAGCATTGACGTTGCTAGAATCACACACGATGGCACAACTTATGCTACAGTTAAGACACGCAGACCACATAGATTAACTGTAAACAGCAAGATTATGATTGAGAATGTAGAAGCCAAAGACGAGTACACAGCAGTCAAATGTGAGCGTGACTTAGCTTACTTCATTGACGGTGTGCGTTATGACATTACATTGGGAACTAACTACAATGCAGTGTTCTTAGGTCTAGCAGAAGTTAATACTCTAGATTTTAGTGCTACTGTTGTAACAGCTATCAATAATACAAAAACACTGGTTGCAGCATTACCAAATGTTGCAGCAAGTGCAACAGCTACTAGCCGTTCAAATGCTTTCTTTACAGAAGTGTTAGACATTGCTACTAACGGTCGTGCTAATGCAGATGCGGTAACATTCACAAATCCAGGCACAGCAACAGCAAGTCAAATTGCTGCCAAAGACAGAATTGCAGCCAACAAGGCGTTTATTGCAGCTGAAATTAATGCTTGGATTGCAGGCACATACCCAACTGCAACCCACGATGTTGCTAAATGTACTCGTGACGTAGGTTATGCATTAAATGCACTAGCATACGACATATTGTATGGCGGCAATAGTGCAACAGTGCAACAGGCAGCATTCTTCTTCTACTTTGATAGTTCTGGTGTATCCGGCATTTATACCCAGGATAAGACACAAACTGTTGCAGCCTATAACAGATTGCAGGCAATTATCAGTCAAGTTGTTCAGAACCAAGCTATTACTGGCGGCTTTGGAAATCCAAGTGGAAAGTCAACAGGCAATGCATTGACACAAGACACAACCGGCACAGCAGCAAGTGCAGGAGATGGCAGCATATTACAGACACTGGTACAGATTACAGAAGATGTAATTAATTCAGACAGCCAGTTAATTGCAATCAGCGGATTACCGGCCATTGTTTATCCAAACGTAGCATGGGCACTTGATGAGTTAGAAACTGCAAAAACTGCTATCGAAGCAGCGAAAGACTCAATTATCGCCAACGTTGTACGCGGTGCACCATACTCACAGCCAGCAGGAGGCGGCGAGTACTTTGTTATAAACAACATCATCGATGACTTTACTTTCCGTTATGCAACGAACGGTGTGCCAATTAATCTAGCACCAAGTGGATTCCCTAGCTTGTTTGTACATAGCTGGACTGATGCTGTGGTACGTGCTGGTGTATTTGATGATCAAAACGGTATTTTCTATGAATATGACGGCAAGCATCTAAATGCTGTTCGTAGAAGTTCAACAGCACAATTGGGCGGAACAGCGTCATCAACAAGCGGTTCTAGAAAGCTAACTGGTACAGATACTAACTGGACTAAGCAGCTACGTGCAGGTGATAGAATTGTTGTTCGCGGTCAACCACTAAAAGTTGTAGCGGTAATCAGCGACACAGAAATACACTTCCAGCCAACATATAGAGGTTCGTCAAGAAGTGGTATCGTTATTACTAAGACGTTGGATCTAAAAATTCCAAGTTATAGATGGAACAAGGATACCTGCGACGGCAACGGACCAACTGGCTTTAACCTAAACATTCACAGAATGCAGATGGCCTATGTTGATTATAGCTGGTACGGTGCAGGTAAAGTACGCTATGGTTTCAAGGGACCTGACGGTAAGGTATTCTATGCACATGAGTTAATTCATAACAACGTTGAAATCGAAGCCTACATGCGTTCTGGTAACTTGCCAGCTCGCTATCAGATCGAAAACGGCGCGGCCCCAACATTTGCTCCAAGCTTGTACCACTGGGGTGCTTCGATGATCATGGACGGCGGATTTGAAGACGACAAGGCATATTTGTTCACTGTTGCTTCTGGTTCTGCTGGTAACGACACTGTTACAATTAACCAGGCATTAGCTGGAAGTCCAGTTCCAATCTTAAGCCTACGTTTAGCTCCTTCCGTAGATAGCGGCCTAGTTGGCGCATTGGGCGATCGTGACATTATCAACCGTATGCAGATTGCACTTGACTCTGTTGGTGTTGTGGTTTCTAACGCAACTTCTAGACCAGCTTCGTTTAGACTTGTACTAAACGGTGCTCTAGCACAACAAGCA